ACAGTACAGATTCAAGGATATAATGAGGTTGAAGGAAAGAGGTTATGGATATTTCCCGTATGGCAAGCTTTTCCGCATCGGGAAGGCTTATTTCTACCATGGAGGTCATTATACCACCATGTATCATACCAAACAACATGCAGAGAAACTGGGTAAGAACATAATATATGGTCATACTCATGATGTACAGCGGCATGGTGTTACTCACGTTGATGGAGCTCATCATGCATGGTCTATGGGTTGTCTCAAGGATATGTCAAGAGAAGCCAATATGTGGCTTAAAGGCAGGCAGACTAACTGGTATCATGCATTTGGGATCATGGATTTCTTCCCAAATGGTGAGTTCAGGCTGGATGTAGTAGATATAACTAATGGTAAGACATTTATATGGGGGAAGGAGATAGATGGTAATAAGTAATAGTGCGTCCGGAGGAGGAGGTTAGGTGAAAATATTAATATGGTCGGGTGTGGCGTGCTAAGTAAGAAGATAGGAAATAGTGTAGAAACGCTCTATAGTAGCGAAAAGGAGTTCATTGAAGATGGTAATGCTGGCTATTTCAATGATTGGCGTGATGCTCCAGAAGGAAAGTATGCCAAAACTGATGATGATCAGATATGCCGTATACTAAAGAGGGGCAGATTCAAGGATGGTAAGGAATATGTAAGGACCATGCTTGGAAGTTATAGGATAGGTAAGAATGTTATGATGGGTGGAAAACCCCCAAAGAACATATATTCCTTTGCTAAGAACAAATTTTGCAGTGAACAGAGGCATGATAGGGAAAAACCCAATACAAAAGAGATAATATTTGCTAAATACGTTGCTAATGGAATGCAGCCTGATGAAGCTTATATGCGTGCATTCCCTACAAATAATACGCAGTATGCAAAGAAGATGTCAAATGCACTGTTTAAAACTAGGAGAATAAAGACATTGATCAGCGAAGAGACAAAAAAGATGCTTGGGAAGGTAGGTATTGATGAAGAGTACCTGCTGCACAATGCTAAGTATATCATAGACAATGGTGACGGTAGGGATTCAGATAAACTCAGGGCTATAGAAATGCTGATGAAGATCGCAGGAATGTTCCCTAATGAGAAGAAAACAGAGTCTCTTACCGTATTTCAGGGCTTTACAAAGGATCAGCTTAAACAATTAGATAATTCTGATGTGAAGATGATAGCCCATGCGGAAAAAGATATTGCACAGTGATATAAGTTTGGATATCATGCCTGTAGTGGAAACAAGGTCACGAAAGTGTAAGATATGCGATGAAAAGCTTAAAATGATAGATAAGATGCTAGTCTTTGATGATAGGCATATGCCTTTGGGATATTGCTGTAAATATTGTAAAACAGTGTATGGACCGCATGATGTGTTGGTAAGTATAGGTGATATTGATGGGAGTGGTGTCTTTGGAGAAGGGTAAGACATTCAATATAGTTCCTCCGCCATCTGAGTCAAAATTCAATGATGATGTGCTCAAAAGGTCATATACTGATCTTATATACTTTGGTAGAGCATTCCTGCCTAAAGATTTCCTTAATAAGAGTAAATCACCGCAATTCCACTATGATATAGCAAAAAAGCTCATATCTACAAACCCCGGAGCGAGGATATGTAATATCATACCAAGGGGCTTTGGTAAGTCTATTATGGCAAAAGCTGCCATATTACATAAAATGTGCTTCTATCCTAAGGATGAGCGTCAATTCATTGCTTGGGTAGCAGAAGAGCAGGGACAGGCTGTTGACCATCTGAAATATATCAAGAGTCATCTTGAGTACAATGATAAGATTCGTTATTACTTTGGTCCAATGGCTGGCGACCATGCAGGGCAGAGATGGACAGAAAAGGACATAGTCACATCAAAAGGGGACAGGATAATAGCAAAAGGTACATCTCAGCGGCTAAGGGGAAGAGCAGAGATAGATGTTAGGTATACCGGGATAATCCTTGATGACTTTGAATCAGAACTGAATACGAAAACGCCCGAAAGACGCGATGAAATAAAAAAGTGGATAGTATCTACGGTATTCCCTGCTTTAGAAGAATCTAGGGGTCGTGAAGGCTGGATATGGCTATTGGGTACTATAGTCCACTATGACAGTTTCCTTCAAATGGTGGCTGATGGCTATAGACAGGCGCAGGAAGAGGATCGGAAATATGTATGGGATCTGACATTCCATAGAGCAATAGAGAATGATAAGCCGCTGTGGAACGACCAGTTCCCGCTTTCAAAGCTCAAAGCTAAGAAGCAGGAGTTCATTGAAGCTGGAATGGTCAATAAGTTTGCTCAGGAGTATATGAATGATGCTCGTGATATATCAGATGCAGCCTTTAAGATAGATAGAATACAGTATTATACCGGGAATTTTGTATCAGAGGATAAATTTGCTTATATAAAGATGAATAACGACTATGTACCTATCAATGTGTATATGGGTGTTGATATAGCTGCTACTGCTACACAGAAATCAGATTATCAGGTTATCGTTGTCATTGGTATAGATTCAGAGAAGAACCGCTATGTGATAGAGTATTTCCGTGAAAGGATACCTACATTCGATCTGCCACAGCATATCATAGCAATGGCTAAGAAATATCAGCCTATGAAGAGAGCTACCATTGAAACAGTAGCAGCACAGGAGATGGTAAGGGATATGGTAGATAGAATGGCAAGAGCTGATAGAAGACTACTCCCCGGAATATTCAAGGGTGTTAAACCACCACCGGGAATAAAAAAGGAAGATCGTCTTGAAACATCGCTTGGTCCTGTAGTTAATAGCAAGAAACTGCATATCAAGAGGAATATGACAGAATTGGTGGATGAGTTCTTTGAACATCCATATCCTAAGAATGATGATCTAATGGATGCTCTTTATTATGCTGATTACTATGCTAAAGCTCCAAAGAGTGATAGAATGAGCAAAGAGCTCTTTGATAAGAAAGATACCAGACCATTACTCAAGAGATATAACTGGCTTACTGGTGCTCGATTTTAATTTAAAATAATGTAAAAAAACACTTGACTCATGTTTTTTTGTTGCATTATATTTTAAAGTATACATGCCTATACCTCAAGACCCACGAGCAAAGATCAATGAGGAGCTGTTTCGCCGCTATAAGGACGCTCGCTCACAATGGGAGATAGAGGCTAGGACAGATCTTGACTTCTACTTTGGCAATCACTTCAGTGGTGACGAAGTAGATGAGCTTGCATCTCGTAACCAAGCCGCTGTTCCAATGGACCGTGTTGCCCCTGCAGTAGAGAAGCTCAAGGCTATGCTTACATCACAGCAGCCTGCATTCACTGTCATACCAAGGGAGGACTCAGATGTCAAGGTAGCTAAGCTATGGCGCATCATAATGAGTTATGTATGGGAGATATCTGATGGTAATGTAGCATTGAAACAGGCTATACATGACCATTCTACCACAGGTATAGGATATTTATATGCCTATATTGATCCTGAAGCTGATTTTGGCAAGGGAGAAGTGAAATTCACATCGGTTGATCCATTCAGGGTATATGTGCCTTCTACAAGCCGTGATAGATATTTTGGCGATGCTGACAGTATTATACTTTCAACCATACTCACAGGAGACCAATTACTCAATCTTTATCCTGAGCTTGGTATGGTTCCTGAGTCAGAGGATGCTGATCAAGATGATATAATACTAAATCAGATAAGCAAGTTTATGGATGAGGATTACCCAGATGCCCAGAATCAGAGTGTTACTAATATATTCACTCCTGCTGAGGCAAAAGGTTTGGAATGGGCTTCTACTGATAGATATCAGATATTAGAAAGATTTTACAAGGTCAAAGCTCCTTATTACCGTGTCGTAAGTGCCATGGATAATGAGGAGCTGATCATGAATGAGGAAGAATTTCAGGAGTTGATGGAGAAGAGTCCTGAGATGTTCGATCGTGGACTCATGGAATTTGAAGAGGTTATGCAGACCCGCATAGGGGTGACGGCAACAGTTGGGGAGATAGTTCTCTATGAGAGTATCCTTAACACTGATCTATATCCAATAGTGCCTTTACCTAACATATACACTGGCACACCGTATCCAAGGTCAGATGTTTCAAGGGCTAGACCCACTCAGAGACTTCTGAATAAACTCTGGTCTTTAGCCTTATCGCACGCGCAGGCTTCAGCGGGTCTGAAATTGCTTGTACCAATGGGCAGTGTCGATAATATCGAACAGCTGGAAAAAGATTGGGCTAATCCCAATGCTGTCATAGAGGTTGATAGTTCTCAGGGAGAGCCTCATTTTCCATCTCCTGTACCATTGGCAGCTGAATATTACAAACTTATACAGACATGTGAGTTCTATATTGATTTTACTTTTGGGCTTCCAGAGCTAATGCATGGTTTTGCTGAGAAGGCTCCTGAAACAGTAAGGGGTACAGAAAGAATGCTTGCTCAAGGAGCTGAAAGACCAAAATCAAAACTTAGAGATGTCGAGCACAGTATTAGAAGATTAGGTCAGGTTCTATATGGTATATGCAAAGGTCATTATGTATTTCAGAAGATGTTCCGGCTTGCTCAGGCTAACAACAATATTAATGAGGTAATGGCGAATTACTATGATGATTACTCTGGTGCTGTGCTTGATATATCAAAAGAGAGGTGGAGAATAGATCAGCATGATATAAGTATAGAACCGGGATCGACATTGCCATCAAGTAAATGGGCAGAGTTGTCGGTATATATGGAGGCATACCAGATGGGTCTTGTTGACAGAATAGAAGTATTAAAACACAATCCTGAGATATTTGATAAGGAAGGTGTAATTCAAAGAATGAGTGAGATAGCACAGCTTTCACAACAGGTGGAGCAGCTTTCTCAGCAGAATAAAGAATTGAAGGGCGACCTTCAAACAGCACGCAGGGAGTCTGTATCGGATCGTAAGAAAGTTGAAGTGGAGAAATTCAAGACAACGCTCAATAAAACCGATTCAGACGCTAAGGCAAATCAGAAAATACAAGCTAATAAGCTTGCTAACGCAGTGAAGTCCGAAGTTGAAAGATTAAGACCTACCATGGAAGACATGGCAGGTGGTCTTGGTCAGGCTCAAGAAGAATTCGGAACATTGTAAATAGGAGTAAAAATGGAACAAGCCGAAGCCAAATCCATCGCTTTTACAGAGACCAGCGGACATGATGTAGTTCGTGAAACCGCTGAAGGTCATGATGGTAGTGAATACAAGGAAATATCTTATCCTGAAGTTGATGAAGCTATTGCTGAAAATCAGGGGTATGAAAATATCCCGACAGCTGAAGTGGAACCTCAAACTTCTCACGTTGATTGGGAAACAGAAGCTAAGAAGTTTCAGTCTATGTACGACAAGTCAGAGGCTGACAGTGCGAAACTTAATAGTGATGTTAATAGCGTGAAGGAGCAGATGAGAAACCTTCAGCAGCAGGTTGAAGTTAAGAATAAGGAAGATAGCCAAGTAGCACTCTCCGAGGAGGAGTTTAATCCTTGGGATGCTTACTACAAGCCTGATTCACCAAGTTACCAGTTCCGTGCCAAGCAGGAGCAGGAAACTATTAATCAGGCTGTTCAGAGTCAACTTGGTCAGATAAATGATCAAGTTGTTATGAACAATACGGTAAATGAATTAAAGGGTAATTATAAGCTCAATGACAATGAATTGAATGAATTCATGAAATGGTCGACCAATCCTGTCAGTGAGTTGAGCCTTGGAACTCTCGTCAAAGTATGGCGTGAGGAAACAGGAGCTCCAAGTAATAATCCAAATTCATTGGATGCCGTAAAAGCAGCAAGACAGGTTCCTAAGACCGCAGGTGTCTTACAGGGTCAACAACCCCCGCAAAAATCTGATGAAGATAAAGTGTGGGAAGGTATTATGACCTCTGGAGGCAGGTTCGGGAACCGATTACCTTAAGATAACTAAGGGGTTTTATTATGGCAACTAGTGCAGCAGGCTACGTAAGAAGTGG